ATGAACAGAGGAACCAGTGCGGGTTTCCCGTGGATGTGCACCAAAAAGAAGGTGTGCTTCAGTGTTCCCGCAGACGACACGTGGCAAGACCCCATCGATGTGAATGATGAGGTCAAAGCTCGTGCCAACGAGATGTATGAGCGCTATCTGCGTCATGAGTTGGCTGCCCCCCTGTTCACGGCGCATGCCAAGGATGAGGCTTTGCCCTTCGCCAAGATTGAGTCTGAGAAGACACGAATCATGAATGGCGGCCCCTTCGATTGGAGTATCCTTGTGCGCATGGTGTACCTTCCTCTCGTCAGAGTCATCCAGAACAATAAGTTTCTGTTTGAGTCGATGCCAGGTGCCGTGGCTCAGAGTGTTGAGTGGGACGATATCTACAAGTTCATCACTGCTTTTGGTGAGGACAAGATGATCGCCGGCGATTACGGGAAGTTTGACAAACGCATGAGTGCAGTTTTCATCCTGTGGGGTTTTTTCACGCTCATCACCATCGCCAAACGGTGTGGTGCGAGCATGGACCACCTCACGGTCATGTGGGGCATTGCGTATGATATCGCGTGCTCCTTCTGCAACTTCAATGGTGACCTGGTGCAATTCCTTGGGAGCAACCCTTCGGGGCACCCTCTCACTGTGATCATCAACTGCATTGTCAACTGTCTCTACATGCGATACTGCTACCATGAGCTGAATCCTGAGAAGGAGGTCGCATCGTTCCGCGAGTTCGTCCGCCTGATCACATATGGTGATGATAACGAGATGGGATCCGACCGACCGTGGTTTAACCACACTGCGATTTCAGAGATGTTGGCCACACTGGGTGTGGAGTACACCATGGCTGACAAGACCGCAGAGTCCGTCCCCTTCCTCAATGTCAAAGACACGAGTTTCCTCAAGAGAGGATGGCGATATGAGCCTGAGCTTGACGCTGTCGTCTGTCCTATCGTGCACGCCACGCTGGACAAGATGATGACCACCTGGGTGCCTAGCAGCACCATTGGTCCATTCGCCCAAGGAGAGGAGATCATTCGAAACGTTGGTGTGGAGTACTTCTGGTACGGCCGCGAGATTTTCGAAGAGAAGCAAAAGGTGCTCAAGGAGATTTTCAAGGAAACCATTCCTGACGAGTATGAGACCGTTGCTACCTTTCCCACGTGGGAGGCACTGATCATCCGATGGAAGATGAGCAGTGGCCTCCTGGTCCCTCCCGTAGGGGCCGAAGCCGAGTAATCGGCACCCTGGGCGTTCCCCTCACGTCCATTAAGCCAAAGAAGGGGGGTAGGGTATTGATCTTCCCGCAGTCAAGGGTCAGACTGCGGTGTTTGCTTGCCCACCACCTCCGAACATCATTCGCTATGTTCTTTCCTTTTTAGGAAATCTCTAGGAGGGGGAGACCCACAAGTGGAGTGGACGGGTTATGCGGCCCACACTCCGAGAAAATCGCACACCAATTACCTACAAAATCAAACAAAAACAATGCGTGCGCTGAAATGCGCACAAAGAAGTCCCCCAACGGGGATGGATCTCTACCAATTGCAATCGGAGGAACTTGCTGAGGGGACGCTGAAGACGCGTACTCAGGAGAACCTCAAGTTTGTTGATGCAGGCATGAAGGAGACTATCATGGCTCCCGGCCTTGGGCCTTTCTCACCTGATTCTGATGAGGGTGCGCGCCTGGGAAACTTTCTCAGTCGCCCCGTCGAAATTGATTCGTACAACTGGACTGGCGCCTCGACGGGTGTCGTCCGAGACTTACACCCTTGGACGTTGTACTTCAGTGACCCGGCGGTCAAACGCAAGCTCGATAACTACAAGTTGTTGCGGTGCAAGCTGCACCTCAAGTTTGTTGTCAACGCTTCACCATTTTACTATGGTTCGATGCGCGCTTGCTACAACCCTCTGGACTCTGGACTCGATGATTTTCTTGTTCAGGCGTCACAAATCAAGTTGTCACAGACTCCTGGAGTGTATCTGGAGCCTGCTGTGATGACATCGAGTGAGATGCAGCTGCCGTTTGTCTGGCCCAATTCTTGGCTGGATGTGGCGAGCGAGCAGGAATTCTACAAGATGGGGCGATTGCAATATATTGTCTACTCTGGGCTCCGATCCGCGAACGGAGTGGGCGCACCAAGTGTGCGCATCACTCTGTATGCTTGGGCCGAAGATGTTGAGTTAGCTGGCCTGACTTCGGCCTCTTCTCTTCAATCAGATGAGTATGTCAAAGTTGGACCTATCAGTGGACCAGCCAGTGCTGTTGCCGATGTGGCATCGCGGCTTGGAGATGTGCCTGTCATTGGGCCGTTTGCTACCGCGACAGCGATTGGTGCGAACGCGGTTGCTGGTGTTGCTAGGCTGTTTGGTTTTTCGAATCCTCCAGTCATAAGTGATGTCATGCCGTACGCTCCAAAAGCTTTTCATTCCTTCAGTAGCGTCGATACGTCCGTTCCCATGGACAAGTTGGCGTTGGATCCGAAGAATGAAGTCACTGTCGACAACTCTGTCACAGGCGCCGGTGACGATGATCCGTTGCTCCTACAACCGCTGCTCGAGAGAGAGAGCTTTGTTCAGGGCACGGGGTGGTCGGACGCGAGTGCACCAGGAACCATCCTGTGGTCCGCACCCGTTACTCCGATCATCGTTGACCAGTCAGTTGTTTCAGGCGTAAATGTCGTGAAGCACTACACACCGGCTGCGTACTTTGGTAAGATGTTCCGATTCTGGCGGGGAGGTATGACCTACCGCTTCAGGTTCATCAAATCGAGGTACCACACTGGACGAGTTCAGATTGTCTGGGACCCTCACGGGTTGCCAGGTGCTGACTTTGCCACCACGACCAACTCGCGCATAGTGGATGTGCAAGTTGAAGATGAAGTTGTGATCACGATCCCATACAAGCAGTCGGCAGCTTGGTTGAAGACGACGGAGATTCTGAACAATTACAGCAATGGACCCGCTCCACTGCTCACGTACGATCCCCTAGCGCACAACGGGTACATCCAAGTTCGAGTTTTGAACACTCTTACTGGACCTGCCACCGCTCAAAATTTGGATATCTTGGTTTACGCCTCGATGTCTCCAGATGCTGAGATGTCTGTGCCCAACAAGCTGCCGGGCAACCTTTCCATGTTTCAAATTCAATCTGCAGAGGTTGAGGTTGAAGACATCACTGGGTCGGCGACTACTCATGTGACGCCTGGCGTGTCACTTGTTACAGTCGGCGAGAGTGTCTCCTCATTACGAACACTCTTGCATCGATCCTCTTTTGTCCAACAGGAG